AAAGAAAAAATAAGAATTAAAACGATGCTAAATATTGAAAAGCTGTAAAAGTATTTAAAAAATAAATTGAAATATAATTATAATTAATAAATAGGATTAAAATTATTGTTTAATCAAATAATATCAAAATCCTATCATTATTTTATCAACTATATTATCAATTATTCTCTTATCATACTTATCATATTAGCCACATTGTAAAATGGATACCTACGAAAAAGAAACTGAACGTGAATATCTAATTGATAAAGAATCGTATCAGTATAACTTGGAGGATCCATGGACATTAATCGAGTCTTATTTTGAAGGGCAACATTTGGAAAGATTAGTAAGACATCAATTAGAATCGTATAATCACTTTGTTGGTTATCAAATTACAAAAACAATAGAGATGTTTAATCCACTTCATATTGCATCGGAGCAAGATTATGACGCAAAATCAGGAAAATACGCACTTGAATTATATGTAAATTTCGAAAACTTCAATATTTATCGACCACAAATCCATGAGAACAATGGAGCAATTAAATTAATGTTTCCATATGAAGCAAGATTGAGAAATTTTACATATGCATCTGCTATGACAGTGGATATTAATATTAAATATATTGTTAGAAATGGTGAAAATCTAGAAAATATGCAAACATTTTATAAAACATTACCAAAAATTCATATTGGAAAATTGCCAATTATGTTAAAATCAAATATTTGTGCTCTTACTCAATATAAACATGTAGAAAATACTTATACTGGTGAATGTAAATTTGATACAGGTGGATATTTTATTATTAATGGATCAGAAAAAACAGTACTAGGTCAAGAACGTGCAGCAGAAAATAAAGTATATTGTTATAATATTTCTAAAAATCAATCAAAATATACGTGGATGGCAGAAATAAAATCAGTACCAGATTTTAAATGCATTTCCCCTAAACAAATAAATATTATGGTTTGTTCTAAAAATAATGGTTTTGGGCAACCATTGGTTATTCAATTACCACGTGTAAAACAACCAATACCATTATTTGTAGTATTTCGAGCATTAGGAGTTATTTCTGATAAGGAAATATGCGAGATGATTCTTTTGGATATTAAAGATGAATTAAATAAACAATTATTGGATTCTTTACATGCATCTATCATTGATGCTAATAAATATTTAACCCAACAAGATGCGATAAAAATCATCACGACACATGCTATGTACACTCCAATCAATATGGATAAAGAGACTGGTGCTCGAAAAAAAACAGAATTTACGATGGATATTTTAAACAACGATTTATTTCCACATTGTCACACCATGACAGAAAAAAAATACTTCTTGGGTCACATGACAAATCGTTTATTGTTAGTTAATTTTGACATTATTAAAGGGGATGATCGCGATTCTTATTTAAACAAACGTATTGATTTGACTGGAACGCTGTTGAACAACTTGTTTCGTAATTATTTTAATAAATTAGTGAAGGATATGGAAAAACAGGTAATTCGTGAAATAAATAATGGGTCGTGGAAATCGACAGAAGATTACGAAAATATTATTAATTTGACCAATATATACAAAATAATAAAATCTACTACGATAGAAAATGGTATTAAAAGAGCGTTAGCTACTGGTGATTTCGGTATTAAACATATTAACAGTAATAAAGTAGGTGTTGCACAGGTGTTAAATAGACTAACCTATATATCTAGTTTAAGTCATGCGAGACGAATATCAACTCCTACAGATAAAAGTGGTAAATTAATTCCACCACGTAAATTGCATAATACATCATGGGGTTATTTATGCCCAGCAGAATGTTTTGATCCGAATACAGAAATTTTAATGTGGGATGGAAATATAAAATTAGCTGTTGATATCAAAGTGGATGATGTTTTAATAGATGATCTGGGTAATCCAACACGTGTTCGAACTACATGTGAAGGTTACAAAAATATGTATGATATTATTCCAGACAAATCCAATTTTATGAAACATCGTGTAACCGATAATCATATTTTGACACTAAAAATACGCGGTCACAAGGTAGTCCGACCATCAAATAGAAGTGATAGAAATTATACCCATATTGTAGAATTTTTGAATCGTGATAGTTTAGTGTTTCAAGAAAAACATTTTGCATGTTTAGAGGATGCAAAAAAATTTGTATCTACTATCACAGACGATGATGATACAATAGATATAACTATTGAAAAATATCTAACGTTGAGCAAACGAACAAAAGACCGATTCGTGTTGTTTAAAACAGAAGGCATTCATTGGACAAAAAAAGATGTGGAAATGGATCCATATTTACTTGGTATGTGGTTAGGCGATGGTTTAAGTGATGGTTCTGGATTTGCTTTAAACTATAAAACAGATTTTGAAACACTTGCTTATTGGGAAAGGTGGGCAGAAGAAAATGGTGCTGTTGTAACAAGAGGAAAAAGATACAGTTATAGTGTAGTTTCAAAGAAAAATAAAGACGCATATTCGGATGGAACTTGTAATAGAGTAGAAGAAGCTCCACTTAAAAAATATTTACGTAAATACAATCTTTTGAAGAACAAACACATTCCAAATGAATATCTTACTAATGATAGAGAAACACGATTGAGACTGTTAGCTGGATTAGTAGATACGGATGGTTCTGTTCGAGCTGAAGGACATGAAATACGTATTTGTCAAGGACCTGCAAATTATAGAATAATAGAAGATGCTTATACGTTAGCAATGTCACTTGGATTTTCATGTGGAATAAAAGAAGGAAAAAGTCAATGGACAGATGAAAATAGTGGTGATAAAAAATTTAGTACGTATAAAGAATTGACAATTACTGGTCATAAAATTTATGAAATACCAACACTTCTTCCACGAAAAAAGTTGGTTCCAATAATAGACAAAACACAAATCGTAAGAAGTAAATCTTTTATGTGTAGTAAGTTCAAATTAGTGGAAGTAGGAATTGGTCCATTTGTTGGATGGCAATTACACGATAAACGCGGTAGATTTATTTTAAAAGATGGACTTTCTGTGCATAATACTCCAGAAGGACAAAGCGTTGGTATTGTTAAAAATCTTAGTTATATGACACATATTACTATCCATTCCAATTCGTTATCGCTACATGAATATGTTGAACCTTATATTACTAACATTAACAGTGATATACATCCAAGTGATATGTTTAATAAGATAAAGGTATTGATAAACGGATGTTGGGTTGGATTTTCAGATAATCCAGTCGACTTATATACGATGTTGAAAGAGAAAAAACATAGTGGTATTATCAATATCTACACGTCGATTGTGTTTGATTATAAAATGAAAGAAATTAGAATTTGTAATGATGCTGGTCGTTTGACTAGACCTCTATTACGAGTCAAAAACAGTGATGTTTTATTAAAACGATCTATTTTGGATAAATTAAAAAAGAAGGAAATTAACTGGGATCATTTATTTACGAATACGGTTTTAGAAAACGGTGTTATGGAATATATAGATCCGGAAGAACAAAGCTTTTCATTAGTATCGGTAAATCATGATGAATTATCGAATTATAAAAACAAAGATTCTGACAAAATATTGCATTATACACATTGTGAAATTCATTCTAGTACGATATTTGGTATATTAGGTTCATGTATTCCATTTCCTGAGCATAACCAATCACCCAGAAATTGCTACCAATGTTTAGATATAAATGAATTGGTATTAATGGCTGATGGAACACATAAAAAAATTAAAGACGTTAAAATAGGTGACATGGTTATAACATTTAATCCAGAAACATTTGAAATATCAAACACAAAAGTAGTAAATCAATTTATATGTCCAAATCAATATCCAATTAGAAAAGTGACCACTATAATAAATACTTCAATTATTGCAACATTAGATCATAAATTTATGACAAATTCTGGGTGGATGACTGTAGAATTGATAGAAAAACAATTATCTGAAAATAAAAATATTAAAATAGGTGTTTTTGATCCTAATACACAAAAATGTAATTTTATAGAAATTTCTAAAATAGATATTATACCCGATAGTTTAGTTTCGGATATAACTGTTGAATCAGAAAACCACAGTTTTATTGCTGGAAACAATTTCTTATCAAGTAATTGTGCGCAAGGAAAACAAGCAATGGGTGTTTATGTAACCAATTATGAGAATCGTATGGATAAAACCGCATATGTATTAAATTATCCAACTCGTCCGTTGGTTGATACACGTGTTATGAATATGATTCAATTGAATAAAATTCCATCCGGTTCAAACGTAATAGTTGCTATTATGACTCACACAGGATATAATCAAGAAGATTCGTTGCTATTTAATAAGGGGTCAATTGACAGAGGGTTATTTATTGCTACTATTTATCATACAGAAAAAGATGAAGATAAACAACGTATTAATGGTGACGAAGAAATTCGTTGCAAACCAGATCCTAGCAAAACAAAAGGAATGAAATTTGGAAATTACAATAAAGTAAATAACAAAGGTGTCATTCCAGAAAATACCTTGGTTGAAAATAGAGATATCATTATATCGAAAATTACACCTATCAAGGAAAATAGAAATGATCACACTAAAATAATAAAATTCGAAGATCAAAGTAAAATATATAGAACAAATGAAGAAACATATATTGACAAAAATTATATAGACAGAAATGGTGATGGTTATAATTTTGCCAAGGTTAAATTAAGAATTGTTAGAAAACCGGTGATCGGAGATAAATTTTCATCGCGCCATGGACAAAAAGGTACCATTGGGAATATTATTCCAGAAGAAGATATGCCATTTACAAAAGACGGTTTAAAACCAGACATTATTATTAATCCTCATGCAATTCCAAGTAGAATGACAATTGGTCAATTAAAAGAAACGGTTTTAGGAAAAACGTTGTTGTCATTGGGATTATTTGGAGATGGTACATCTTTTGGCGATTTTGAAGTAAAAGATATTTGTAAAGAACTATTAAAAGTTGGTTATGAAGCACATGGTAATGAACTATTACATAATGGTTTAACAGGCGAACAGGTCGAATGTAGTGTATTTATGGGTCCTGTATTTTATCAAAGATTGAAACATATGGTAAATGATAAAACACATAGTAGATCCATTGGTCCAATGGTAAATCTTACTAGACAACCAGCTGAAGGTAGATCAAGGGATGGTGGTTTGAGGTTTGGTGAAATGGAAAGAGATTGTATGGTTTCACATGGTGCGTCGAGATTTACACAAGATAGAATGTATTATTCATCTGACAAATATGAAGTGCATGTTTGCAAACAATGTGGTTTAATATCAGCATATAATGACGATAATAGTTCATCTATTCACCATTGTAAAACTTGTGATAATAGAACGGATTTTGCATTAGTGAAAATACCTTATGCTTGTAAATTAATATTTCACGAGTTACAATCGATGAATGTTGTACCTAGAATAATAACAGAACATATATAAAATTATATATTTTATACAATATTTAACATAAAAAAATATCAATAAAAAATATCAATAAAAATTATATTATTTAGAAAAATAATAACATGATATTATAATTAAAACAATAATACTATATTTTTTTATTAATTATGAATACCAACAGTTCAACAAATAACTCGTACAATCAAAACAGTCAAAACAATCAAAACAATCAAAACAATCAAAACAGTCAAAACAAAACAAGAAAAACCATAATGAAATATGGTGATATATCTAATTTTTATAAGATAGGTGATTATTTACCTATATTAAATGGTTGTATTAATGCTGAATTAACAGTTATTTATATTGCATACTTTACATTATATTTAACAATAGGGAATACAGATGCTCTTAAATTATGGCATGAAAAATATACTTTTACTCTATCTGTATGGAGTATATCAACTATGATGGTGGTAATAATATTAACTCGTTTAATATATACATTAATTTTTAATGAATTTACAATATACAGATTTACATTTTTATCTGTTGTTATTCAGTTAGTTTATGATTTATTTTATTACTTAATATTTTATCATAAATTACCAAAAGGATTAAAATTATTTAATTATTTAGATGTTAATACTGATGATGTTAGTTATAGAACATCAACAGAAAGTGTTACAT